TGATTCGAGGTGCGCACTATTTCCAAGAAGGTCCTTAACATCGCAGAGTCGTGTACGTGTCTTGTACTCGATATAACCTTGTACATGTGGTCGATGCGTGGTTGGAGTTTCTTCGATTTGCCATATAATGTACTGAACAATTTTTTGGTACTTGGCATCGTGTAATTTGATTTTTTCTTTAATTGATTCTGTGGAGTACCATTTGGCGACATCTTCAGGATTGTTTAAAGTAAAACACCAATATTTGACTTGTTGATTTCTGTTGATTGGGGCAGGCATCTTTTTTTAAAATGATATTTTTCTTACTTGTATTTACAAAAAGAAAAGTAACTGCCGTCCATTAATTTATTATGACGTCATTTTTTTAAAAGTATGACGTCATAGTTGTTGACCAATCAGAAATGTTAGGGTTGGGGTTTCTTTGTGAACCACCAATCATATTTACGTAAATAGTTTTTACGAGTTTTTACGTTTTTCTTTTTTTCTTTTTTTTATAGAAAAAGATTTCATTATTAAATTTTCAATGCGACCAGCATTAGTCAGAATGGCTTCATCTTTAGGGAGAAAATGCTTAGATAATGAAACAATGTTAGAATCAAAGGAACCTTTTGATTTGGATTTTGAATTGTCGTCGATAGAAGAGTCTGATTCTGAAGATGACATGGATTTGGACGATACTATCTGTACCTTTTGTGGCATTCCTTGTTTACCGAATCAATGCATATTTGAGAAATATCTCTTTGTGCTTATATGCCATGAACAAACGGTGGGTGTTTTGGCTGATGAGATTTGGTTTCATGCCAAGATAGTATGGGCTTTACGTGGTTTTCCGAAAAGACAAAAAGGTGGAAGTTTTACGTTTTTGTGTATGGAAAGGTGTGAAGAGACAGTAAAATTTGCAAAAGATTTTAATGGATTTTTAGCTGAGGATTCGGAAGCTATTAATACGTATGTTTTAGCTTTGTCTAAAATGACGGATGTTGTAACAAAGGGATCTTTTCCTGATGGTTTAGGAGAAGATTTTGCATATTTAAAAATAGTTGATTGTTAACTTAATAAATTTTTTTAATTTTTTATTTTTTAATGTGTTATATTTTTGTTGCCATGAAGGAGCGTAGACGTAGCTTACATCGTAGGGACCCATCGAAGATGGGGCAACGATGATAAGCGTAGGCGGGCCCAGCGACTGAACTTACTGCTTGCATCTTAAACAATGGAGTTGATTATAGATTCGCCCCTGCGAGGTCACCAATAGTTGTGACTTAACATATATTGTTCCCGTAGGGACGCTTGGCTTAACATATATTGTTAATACTGAATAGAGAACTAGGTTAACACATCCAAAGGTAATGATGAAATCTCTGATTTCACATTACCTTTGGATAGTGTTATAGTATTACCCTAGTTCTTTAGTTTAGAAAATACACTTGATTAAAGTATGTGTTTTCTTTAGTTTTTTGTAAAACTAAGAAATGTCCTTATAGTGAGGGTGTAAACCTTGAGATAAGGACATATGTCATTATTTATTTTCATTTTTGAATTTGCCACGTAGTGCATAAGTGAAAATGCCGTTAGTTCGTAATAAAGGGGGATCGTCGATCACAAAATATAATAAGAAGAGAGATGGTAACAGCCGTAGGGTTGTTCGTCGAAAGCTTAGACGTGGAGGTAGAATGACGAGTAAATTTGTGAATGCGCAAATTAATCCATTTAGCTCTGACGTATATGGTGTTCGTTGTCCTGACACGAACACTGCACCTAGTACTGCGTTGTATTCGTATGATGCGTATAGTTGTCTTGCGAGTACTAATGCATCTAGTGTTGCTTTAGCGTCTTGTCACATGTTTCGTGCAAACTCTGAAGCATTTGCTGTGGCTTCAAATGGTTCTACTGCGACATCGTGGGCATGGCCAGGAGCATTTGGAGGTACAACCTCAATTGCGCAACAGGCGACATTTGAGAGTTCATTAACTGGTATTCGTTGTTTGGCACATGGTGTACGTATTAGTTGTCCTTTAACTATGTTAAGTACAACTGGTTACGTTCATGTGTGTTTGTATCCTCAAAATATGTATGGTAAGACAACTTGGAGTGCACCTACGACAATTGCTGCAATGAATAGTTTGCCTGGGTATAAACGAATGACATTGGTGTCGTTAATCGAAAATCCTTTGATTATAGTAAATAAATTTACTAGTAGTGGGGCATTTTATTATCGTGCACCTGGTGATGCGAATATCGGTAATGATCCTGCTATTCATAATGTTTCTAGTATTGGTGGAGGATGGATGGATATTCTGGTAGCTGTGGAAGGATATCCTGCTGGAGCTGCTAGTTCTACGACAATTCCTGTGGTTGCGGAGAATATAATACATTATGAAGCTGTGTCTGACTATTCTAATATTCAATTAGAAAGAAGAGATAATGCGGAGCCTGCAAATACACCTGTGTATGATGCTGCTGCGCATGTTAGTGCCACGGAAGAAGCATCATTTTATGATAATGTTGCAAATGTTGCTGATCGTGTACGCGGAGCAGCTCATGCTGTTGCGGAAACGTTCGGTTACGAAGGTGGTGCTAGTGGCAGACTAATGGAAGGTGTTATTGAGAGTGCTGTTCATGCCGCAACGACGTTTGTGACTCCGTCACCTCAACGTGGTATGAAGAGGAAGAAGACATCCCAAAGGGCATTAACTTATAGAGGGGGATAAATTTTATTAGTTAGTTAACCTAAGCCTAATAAAACTGCTTCTTGATAACTCATTTCTATTCTATCATTTATGTTAATACAATGTATAAATTTAGTGATTCTACGATATAGTTGATTATGTTTGGAATAATCTAAATTTTTATACCATTCGGATGGTTTATTATTAGAGATTGCAATTATGGTGTTTGCTTTCATAATTGCTGATCTACCTTTGACTTTAACTCGTAGTTGTTGGTGTATCTCTGTGAGTTGAAGTAAGAGTGAGAATTTGATGTATCCATTAAATTCATCGAGGACAACATTGATTTGTCCTGTGTAATCTTCCCAATAATCTTCGTCTGATGCTTTCCAATACGTTGTTTCATATGGATATTGTTCGCGAGCATAGGTTGATTTTCCTGTGCCAGTATTTCCGTATATGACGATAAATTGGATGTCATTAGATCGAGGTTGTTGTTGAAGTTGTTGGTAGTCGGCGAGTGAATGTCGATACTTATGCCAGATGTCTGGGAGAATGTCGGCGAGCTCGTTGACGGAAGTTCCTGCTTTGATGAGGGTATGAGCTTGTTCCAATCGTTTAATAACAGAAAGCTCTTTAAACACGAATTTTCCGATCTGAAATGGACCTTGCAGACGGGAATCTTCCTTACAACAATAGTCTCGCGCTTGTTCCCGAGTTCCTTTTCTTGATTCGAGGTGCGCACTATTTCCAAGAAGGTCCTTAACATCGCAGAGTCGTGTACGTGTCTTGTACTCGATATAACCTTGTACATGTGGTCGATGCGTGGTTGGAGTTTCTTCGATTTGC